TGATGAGCGTGGTATTAGATCAACACTAGGCTAAGTCATGGAAAAGTATCAGATCCCTAAGAAACTAGGCAAGGTTGAGCAATTAATCCAACGGTTTGATGCCGCAAAAGCTCGCAAGATGCCTTGGATCCCTCATATTCGTGAGTGTTATGAGTATTCATTACCACAGCGTGAGACTTTCTCAATGCAATCCAAAGGCGCAAAGAAGAACACAGCGATCTTTGATTCAACAGCAGTAATCGGAGTGCAGAAGTATGCTTCAAGATTACAATCAACATTAGTACCACCTTGGCGTAACTGGACAATCTTAACACCAGGATCTGAGATCCCAGAGGAAGAGAGAGAAAACATCCAGAAAGAGTTAGACAAAACAACAGAGATTGTTTTCGATCATATTAATCATTCAAACTTCGCAACACAAAGTCATGAAGCCTTCTTGGATCTAGCGGTCTCTACTGGTGCAATGACAGTAAAAAGATCTTCCGGTGCAAGCGCGTCAGTTTTAGAGTTTGATGCTGTGCCTTTAGCAGAAGTATTCCCAGAAGAAGGGCCTAACTCTACAATCGAAACTGTATGGCGTGAACATTCAATTCCAGCTAGACACATTGAACGTCTCTGGCCTGGTGCTGCCTTGTCAGATAAGATGAGAAAGAAACTAGAAGAAAAGCCAGACACTAAGGTTAGTCTAATTGAGGGAACTATCTTCGAGCCAGACAGCGGTTTGTACCATATGTGCGTTATGGAGCGCAACGAAAAGCACCTTTGTTACTCCGAAGAGTATGAAGTATCACCCTGGATTGTGTTTCGTGAGATGGTGGTTCCAGGTGAAGTGCTTGGTCGTGGGCGTATTATGCAAGTATTGCCGGACATCAAGACAGCCAACAAGGTTACTGAGTTTGGCCTTCGTAATGCTGCACTTTCTATTGCTGGTATTTACACAGCACAAGACGATGGTGTGATTAATCCATACACAATGCAGATTGCTCCAGGCATGGTTATTCCAGTTGGATCTAATGATCATACAAACCCAACATTGCGCCCACTTGATCGTGCTGGTGATTTCAATGTCGGTGAGCTGGTACTATCAGACCTAAGAGATCGTATCAATAAAGCCTTGTTTTCTGATCCTTATGGCAATACAGAGCAGCCGGTTAAGTCGGCTACTGAGATGTCGCTAAGATCTCAAGAATTGTTAATGGATGCTGGTTCAGCTTTTTCAAGATTGCAGTCTGAATTTATTGAGAAGCTCATCAAGGCCTCGGTCTCTATTCTAAGAGAAGCTGGCAAGATTCCAGAGATAGCGGTTGATGGCAAAGAGGTAACAATTAAACATACGTCACCACTAGCCAGAGCGCAAGACCAAGAGGATCTATTATCAATGCAACAGTTCATGCAGATGGGTGCAGGGTTCGGCCCGGAAGCATTCGCACTTGGTGCCAAGGTGGAAGATACAGTGTCTTGGATCGGCAAGAAGCTGGGTATAGATCAAAAGTTATTACGCACAGAACAAGAGCGTAAAGAGATGCAAGAAAAAGCAGCTCAAGCTATGCAACAACAAGCTATGCAACAACAAGCACAACAAGAACAGCAGGCCAATGGATAGAGAATGGGATTCGCTAGAGATAGAAGGCGAAGAAGTACAAAAACTAAAGGCTGAAAGTGAAAAAAAGGCTAGAGATATTGCTAGTCGATTCTATGGATGTTTTTCTACTGAGGACGGTGAGTTTGTAATCAATCGCTTGAAAGAGATCACGCTTGATCGTCCAGTATTAAACGCCAATTCAACCCAGTTTGGCGCTGGAATGAGAGAAGGGCAGAACACTATAGTTCGTCAGATCTTAGACCAGATTGCTATAGCTGAACAACAATAAACGGAGAAGAGGATGAGTGAAGAAAGTTTAATTGAAGTCGAAGCAACAGAAGCCAAAGCAACAGAAGCTGCAACAACTGAGGAGGTGATCGAAACATCTACAGAAGGTGGTTGGAAATTAGCCGACGAAATAAATGGCGAAGGAGATCGTCCAGAATGGTTCAAGGAAAAATACAATTCAGTGTCAGATCAAGCAAGGGCCTATTCAGAATTAGAAAAGAAATTCGGTGGGTTTACTGGTGCGCCAGAAGAAGATTACGAGCTTACAACACCAGAAGGCATTAAAGGTGAGTTTGATATGGAAGATCCTCGCGTTGTCTGGTTTCAACAAACAGCAAAAGATGCCAATATGTCACAAGACACATTTACACAAATGCTGCATGGTTGGGTACAACACGAGATTGATGGTGTGAGTGGATCAAGAGAAGCAGAGATCCAAGCATTAGGATCGAACGCTCAGTCAAGATTAAAAGATCTTGGTGATTGGGGTAGTGCTAATTTATCTCCAGATGAATATGAAGGCTTTAAGATGTTGGCATCGAGCGCAGCAGGTGTACAAACATTAGAAGCTTTAATCAGCAAGACCAGGAAGAATGGTGTTGCTAATACAGCAGCAGTTGTGACACCAGGTATTTCACAAGAAACTCTTAATGAAAGGATTTCAGATCCTAGATACCAAACATCTAAAGAGTTTAGAAATGAAACTACCAGGTTGTTTGAAGAATTTTATAACAACTAAAGCAATGGCTTAATAAAAGAACATGAAAAAATATTTAATAAGAAATAATCAAGGTCAATTCAAACAAGCTATTTGGTGGGAAAAGTTGATCTATGCTCTTAAACAGAAGCTGAAAAAGCTGTTGGATATTTAATTATGCTAACCTTACTGACAAATGTACTGCCGATAGCTTTAGGCTTCTTTGCCAAGTTATTAGCATTAAAATCTCAAGCATCCTCTGATTTACAAAAACTTCAATTAGAGGCGTTGGTTGCTCGTAGTGATGTGATTAATAAAGCAAGAGAGAATGAACGCACAGAATCGCCAATGTCAGCTCTTAACAGGCGTGTAATTATCTTTGTCATACTTGGCTTGGTAGTATTCACCCAAGTAGCACCAGTTTTGTTTAGTGTTCAGACCGTTATTCCAACAATTAGGGAGGGTTTTTCATTGTTTGGTATTCAAATCGGAGCAGATGAAATAGAGTATGTGACTGTTTCGGGTATGCTCAAGTTAAATGAAGTTTTTAGTTGGGCTACAATGATTGTTGAGTTCTACTTCGGTGCACAATTAGCTAAGGCTCGGTAATAGTATGGATTTGCATAAACAACTCAAAATAAATTATCTAGTGATGTATCAAATAATACAAACAAATGCACTATTTTGGGGTTGGTGTTTGAAAAGGAGAATGGTATGAACGATAAATTAATTAATGAAAGTTTAAGGCCGTTAATTAGACAAATTAGGGATATAGACAACAAAGAAATTAAGGAAGCATTGTGCGCCTCATTGTTAGAAATGTGTGATGAATTAATACCCAAGGAGAAACTGGATGACGACCGAGCCGGAAATGCGAACGATCGCGTTCGTTTGTGACTATAACACCTTCTTAAATGTAACAGATCGCCGAGACACCGCGGCAAATCAAAAGCTTTGGTTGGATGTTATTGCTATAGTTAATACTGAGCATTATGACACGTTTAAAGAAGAGCTTTGTGAGGCGATTGCCTTACTCGCAGATGATACTATATAAGTATAATACAATATATTGATACTATTCTTATCTTTGTGATAAAATAAGTATCAAATCTAGCATAGTGGATACCCTTGTTAAAGGCCCATACCAGCTAGGACTATCGGCCCGGAAAGCGGATACCCGAAACAAGGTATGAAAATTTAATTATTAGGAGACTATTATGTCAGCAACATTAAGCGCAGCCGCGCAACAACAATTCGACTCAGAGGTGAAACACGCGTTTCAAACCGCTGGTCAATTAAGAGGCACTGTAACTACTCGTAACGATGTACAGGCCGATATTTATAAATTCCGTAAGATGGGTAAGGGCCTAGCTAATCAGAAAGCAACTTCTGCCGATGTAACAGCTATGGGCGTTACACACGCATTGGTCACTGCTACCCTGGCAAACTGGAACGCGCCAGAGTACACAGACATCTTCGACGCAAAAGAAGTAAACTTCGACGAAAAAACAGAGCTACAGCAAACTATTGCAGGTGCTCTTGGTCGTAGAATGGATCAGATTGTCCTTGACTCATTAGACGCAGCTACACCGGCCGCTTCTATTGCTCATGGTTCAGCTGGTTTAACTATCGCTAAGTTGATTACCGCTTCAAAGACATTGACTGATAAGGGTGTTCCGTCTAGTGGTCGTCATATAGCAATCTCAGCAGCAGCACTAGAAGATCTATTAGGTACTTCTCAGATTACAAGCGCTGATTACAACAATGTTCGTGCGTTAGTAACTGGCGATGTTAATACCTTTATGGGCTTTAACTTCCATGTTATTGAGACACGTTCAGAAGGTGGTTTAGATCTTGTTTCTGGTGTTCGTGAAGGCTTTGCATGGCACGAGTCAGCAGTTGGTCTTGCTATCGGTATGGAAGTATCAGCTAAAGTGGACTGGGTGCCACAAAAGACATCATGGTTATGTAACGGCTTAATGAAAGCTGGTGCAGTAGCGCGTGATGGCGACGGCATTGTTTCAATCAAGTGGCAAGAGTAATTTTTTAACTACTTAGGATAAAACAAAGTTGAAACTAAATGGCAGCGGCTTATAACTAGGTTGGCTGCCATTTTTACTTTGAGGCAAGAATTATGGCTACAGATATTGAAATTTGTTCAAACGCATTAGTTATGGTCGGGCATGGGCCGATCGCTTCATTTACAGATGGAGGAGCCGGCGCGAATACAGCAGATGCTCTTTATGACACCACCTATGAGAGTGTATTATCACAACATAGATGGCGCTTTGCTTCTGCAAAAATGGCATTGAGTAAACTAACAGCAACGCCACAGAATGAGTGGTCAAATGCTTTTCAATTACCAGCCAACTATATTACTACAACAAAAGTCTATCCAGTAACAGATTATGAGATCTTTGAAGATAAGCTTTATTCAAACGCAGATTCAATCGACATAGATTATATCTTTAAACCCGATGAATCAAAACTGCCAAGCTATTTCCAGAGATTATTGGAATTTAACTTGGCTTCTATTTTTGCAATCC